AATGGCAGAGAACATTAGGTGGTGCTAGTTCTGATGTTGGAAACGGAATCACCGTAGACAGTTCTGGCAACATTTATGTTACAGGATATACCGGCTCATCTGGTGCTGGTGGCCTTGATTTTCTTATAGCTAAACTCCCCGCAGATGGTTCTTTGACTGGAACATACGGTCCGTGGACATACGCTGCATCCAGTTTGACTGATGTTACATCATCATTGACTTCAGCTACATCATCTCTGACTTCAGCTACATCATCCATGACATCAGCCACATCGTCTTTGACGAGCGCCACTTCTTCACTCACTAGCACGGTGACCACACTATGAGCACATTCACAGGGATGTCGTAATAGCCATGAAAGACGAAGCCGGAAAGCTAATAGGTGACGCAGCGTCTCTCACAATAGTCACGGGGACGCTGGTGAATTTATTTCCAAGCATTGCGGCTTTGTTCACGATAAGAGAGGGGAACATGGAGCATAAAAATGTCCACGCAAACTATCATTAATGTCCTTTTGGGTCTAACATTGGCTGGTATTGGGTGGTTTGCGCGGGAGATTTGGGGTGCTACAAAGGAGTTGCGGGAAGATTTGCATAAGCTAGAGGTGCAGCTTCCTGCAAACTACATTCAAAAAGATGAGTTTCGGGAAGACATGAAAGAAATTAAGGGTATTTTGAATGAAATATTCAGGAAAATTGAAGATCTAGGCACCCGCAAAGCAGACAAATGATGGAAATAGACGTTGAGAATGTAGCTAAGGGGGAAGCTATGTTACTGGCGCACATTGGGTACAAATGCCCTGAAGGAGAGCAGGTCGTAAATTACCCAAGCCACCCTAATCTTACATTTAATGTGGAGTAGCCCCCATGAGCAATTCAGCTTCTCTTATTCAGGCGCTTGGACGCCGTGGGAATAAGAACTTTGTATCCGGCTTGGCGGCCTGTGCGGATGATATTCTGGAACAATATGACATCAATACGCCGCTGAGAAAGGCCCATTTCTGGGCTCAGGCTGCGCATGAAACGGCTGGTTTCCGCTATACCCATGAAATTTGGGGGCCGACAAAGGCTCAGAAGCGGTACGAAGGTAGGCGGGATCTTGGGAATAATATACCCGGTGACGGATTTAAGTTCCGAGGCCGTGGCATATTCCAGCTTACTGGCAGGGCCAATTACCGTACATACGGTCAGAAGATAGATGTGGATCTCTTAAACAATCCAGATGCCGCAGCAGAGCCAGAAAATGCTCTCAGGATTGCTTGCGAATACTGGAAAAGCCGTAACCTTAACCAGTATGCCGATGCCAATAACATTGAGACCATAACTCGGCGTATCAATGGTGGCCATAACGGATTAGCTGACAGGAAAGCCAAGTATAAGACTGCTTGGGAATATCTGGCAGAGGACGAGGAAAGGCCGAAACCTGCCAAGACAATGGCCAAGAGCAAAGAAGGTAACGCTGCTATTATTGCGGGCGGTGCTGGTGCTGTTGCTACGGCTCAGGAAGTTATCCCGGTTATCAAGGAAGCCAATGACGCTTTGAGCGGTTTCAAAGAAGCTCTTAGTGAGCCTTTGGTTATTGCTATGGTTCTGATAGTAATAGCTGCGGCGGCTATCTGGTACTGGCGTTGGCAGAGGATGAAGGACGATGCTTAACTTTCTATTCAGCCCATTGGCTCGGATCGGGGGTGCCGTTCTGGCTGTTTTGACAATTATCGGCACGATCTACGGCAAGGGCCGCAGGGATGCTAGGCTCAAGATTGAGGCAGAAAACAATGCAGACATTCTGGATCGGACCCAAAAAGCTATTAGTGCTGGGGATGCTGTTAGCCGTGATCCCAGCCGGTTGCGGGAAGATGACGGGCATCGTCGGGACTAACACCAGCGTATGCTCTGTTTGGAAGCCAATAGGCTGGTCTAAAAAAGATACAGATCAGACTATTGTTGAGGTTAAGGTGAATAACGCTCGGCATGAGGGGTGGTGCCAGAGCAACAAATAGATGTTATAATGCCAAAAAGAGGCGCTCCCCATGACCACCGGCCTTACCTATAGCCAATTAAAGACGCAGATTGCCACTCTTGCTGTGGTGGATGAGACTGACCCGGCGTTCATAACGATCCTGCCGCAAGCCATTACCTATGCCGAAAACCGGATGTACCGGGATCTGGATCTGTTGGAAACATCCACGGCTATCACCGGCTATAATGTGGCTACCGGAAACCGCAAAATTACCCTTCCAGAGGGGACAATTGTGGTTCTGGAACAGATAAATATCATCACTCCGGCTGGTCAGACTAACCCTCAGTTTGGCAAGCGGAACCCATGTCTGCCGGTGACAAAAGAGTATTTGGATGCGGTATATGGGGACTCTACCGTAACGGGACTGCCTAAGTATTTTGCCCCATTTAACGACAATTTGTATCTTGTTGGGCCGTTCCCAGACAACAACTACTATGTTGAAATTGTTGGAACTTATCGTCCTGCCAGTCTGTCGGCCACCAATACAACTACGTTTATCAGTCTATATCTGCCGGATGTGATGCTTATGGCGTCCATGATTTATATCTCTGGCTACCAACGGAACTTTGGCCGCCAGTCAGATGACCCTGCTATGGCTCAGTCTTATGAGAGCCAATATCAGGCGTTGTTGAAAGGGGCTATGGTTGAGGAGTTCAGGAAGAAGTTTGAAAGCTCTGGCTGGACAAGTCAGATACCTTCTCCAGTTGCTTCTCCGTCTAGGGGGTAACAGATGCCCCATACCGCGCTTAAACTTATTCCCGGTGTAGACCACAACAGAACCCCGGCTCTGAACGAAGCAGCTATCTCTGAGAGCAATCTGGTGCGGTTCATCCCAGACCGGCAGGGTCTTGGGCTTGTCCAGAAACTAGGTGGTTGGACGAAGTTCAATCCAGATCCGGTTGGGTCTAGGGTTCGGTGTTTGTGGGCTTGGGAAGATACCAATACGCAGTCTTATTTGGCGGCTGGTTCTGAAGCATCTCTATCTTATTATTTGAACGGTAATAGGGTTACGATTACTCCACGCGGCCAGACTGTTAATACAGCCGTTGACTTCTCAACAACTGCCGGTAGCAGCACTGTTACGGTTACGGATGTTGGCCGGAACGCCAATGATTACGATGATGTATGGATACAGACGCCCATAGCAGTGGGTGGATTAGTTCTTTTTGGGCTGTATCAATGCTCTAACCCAACATCCAACTCTGATACTTATCAGATCACGGCGCGGGATACGCTAGGGACGCCCCTTTCTGCTACGTCTACAGTAGCTAATGGGGGTGATATTGCCAATTTCAGCACTACAAATGGCAGTGCTGTTGTTGGTGTAAACCTGATAAATCATGGCTACGAGGTAGGATATACCTTTACAGTTCTGTTTACTAATACTGTTGGCGGTATTCCGTTATACGGGAATTACATTGTTACTGCTGTAATAGACGCTAACAACTTTGAATTTATTGCTAGAAATACAGCTACGTCCACGGTTGCCAATCAAGATATGAACGGCGGCCAAGTCCGTTTTGTTTATTATTATGGTGTCGGTCCTCTGCCGTTTGGTACAGGTTTTGGCATTGGGGGCTTTGGCCGAAATGGTTTTGGCACTGGTATTGCGCCTCCTACCGGCAAAGGAACGGCAATAACGGCTGTTGATTGGACGCTGGATAACTGGGGCCAGATCCTGATTGCTAATCCGTTAGGTGGCGGCATCTACGAATGGAACCCTATTACTGGGTACGATACGTCATCCCTGATCAGTGAGGCTCCTCCGGTCAATGATGGGGCTCTTGTTGCTATGCCCCAGCGGCAGATTATTGCTTGGGGTAGCACATTTGACGGTATCCAAGATCCGCTTCTGATCCGTTGGTCTGATGTCAATGACTACCAGACATGGATAGCTACAACGACAAATCAGGCCGGTTCCTACCGTATTCCGCGTGGCTCCCGTATCGTCCAGTGTATTCAAGGTCCGCAGCAGACGCTGATTTGGACTGACGTTGGCGTTTACGCCATGCAGTACGTTGGACCGCCCTACGTCTATCAGTTCAACGAGATCGGTATCGGGGTTGGCCTGATTGGCCGTAAAGCTGCGGCATCCATGAATGGTATTGTTTACTGGATGGGGCCAAGCCAATTCTTGCGTCTTGGCGGCAATGGTGTTGAAACTATTCCCTGCCCGGTATGGGACGTAATCTTCCAAGATCTTGATCTGGATAATGTGGATAAAATCCGCGTAGCGCCTAACAGCCGTTTTGGTGAGATTGCTTGGTATTATCCAACCAAGAGCAACGGCGGTGAAGTCAGCCACTACGTTAAGTACAATATCAATCTTAACCAGTGGGACTATGGGGCTCTGTGCCGGACTGCATGGATCAATGAATCGGTGCTAGGGCCGCCAATCGGGGCCGGTACGCCACTTGGAACTACCAGTCCTAACTACATTTACCAGCACGAAACCAGTGAAAACGCTGACGGGAACCCGATGCCCAGCAGCTTCCAGACTGGTTATTTTGTCATAGCAGAAGCCGATCTGAAGATGTTTGTGGATCAGGTCTGGCCGGACATGAAATGGGGTTATTACGGCGGGACGGATAGCGCACAGCTACATTTGACGTTCTATGTAACGGATTACCCCGGTGACACGCCACGGGCTTATGGCCCCTATGCTATATCCAAGAGTACGCAGTTCATAACGCCCCGATTCCGTGGGCGTCTGGTATCCATCAAGATAGACAGTACAGATGTGGATAGCTTCTGGCGTATAGGTAATATGCGCTACCGCTTCCAGCCCGATGGGAAGTTCTAATGGCGAACAAAAATTCTAGGAGGCTGCTATCGCATCCTTAGATGACATACTCACTACCCAAAAGAATGGCGTCATAGCCATTAACAACCTTGGGCAGTACCTTTACAGCCAGTTCCTGTATAACAGGGGCCAGAGGCTTGCTGGAGGGTCTGCCGGTACGGGTGGGTATGTGACGCTCTATACGGTCCCCACGGGCGCTCAAATGGCTATTGTAGACATGGAAATCTGCAATACCGGGGGCGCTCCTGCTACGTTCTATATTTCTCTGGTGGCGGCCAATGATACTGCCGGGGCAAGCAACGCCATATTCTATGCTGCGCCAATTCCGGGCAATACGACAGTCCAGTGGACCGGACAGCAGGTTCTAAATGCTGGGGGTACGGTACAGGCATATGCCTCGTCGGCTAATGTGTCATTTAGGATCGGTGGAGGTCCGGGATGACAATTACCGTTTATCCTCCGTTCGGCTCTACCGTTAATAACGCTATCTATGTTCAGTTTGGTGGGGGAACTGTAGACGCTTTTGGCCGTTTGCGGGTGTCTAATCCGTACACTGTTTTTGATGCACAGTCCCGGTTTGCAGCTACGGCATCATATAGTTACGTTACAGATACCGGCGGAACCACTGCGTATAATACCAATAAATCATCTGTGAACTTGAACGTGACCACAACGTCTGGTTCTCATGTTCTAGCCCAGACACGCCGCACTTTTCCGTACCAGCCGGGTAAAAGCCTGTTGACGATGCAGACTTTCACCATGAACGCGGCCACCACAGACCTGACGCAGCGGGTTGGCTATTACAGTGGAAACAACGGTGTTTATCTGGAACAGGGGCCAAATGGGGTCACTTTCGTCATTAGAACCTACACTGGCGGTTCAACGGACGACTCTAGGTACGTTGCTCAAGCTAACTGGAATGGCGATAAATTAGACGGATCTGGGGCCTCTGGCGTTACATTGGATCTGACAAAAACTCAGATTTTGTGGTTTGATTTTGAGTGGCTTGGCGTTGGTAACGCCCGCTGCGGGTTCATCATCAATAACCAGTATGTGGTCTGTCATACCTTTGAGAACGCTAATTTTCAGACTGTGGTATATATGCAGACTGCAATTCTGCCGCTTCGGTATGAGATATTTACCACCGGGACAACGGCTGGTGCTGCTACGTTGCAGATGATTTGTTCTACGGTAATCTCTGAGGCTGGATACCAGCAGACATCTCAAAAATACCTTGCTCGTAGAGACGCAAACGGCATAACGATAGCCAATAACACCGGCCTTGATTTTACGCCTCTGGTATCAATCCGTGTTAATTCAAGTTATTATGGTGCTGTTGTCCTGCCGGAAGGGATACACTTCTATCCGACAGGCAATGGATCAACCGGATATGAGGTTGTTTTGATCAAAAATGCGACACTTACTGGGGCTACATGGGGCGGGACAGCCCTGTCTGGTGGGCAAGTGGATGTTGATCTGGCGGCTACGGCAGCCACTGCTACGGCTAATAATATAGTTCAGACCGCATATGCGGCTGATGCCTCACAGTCTACATTCAGCACTGACGTGCCAACCGGCTATAATTTTGCTCTCCAGCTAGGCTATGATGCTACCCTAACCGGAGAAGGATTTGCCAGCAGTGATACCTATACCTTGGCGGCCCGTGGCTTGAATAACAGCCCAGTTGG